CGAACCCTATTTGTGTTCCATTATCAAATATCTGTGAGTTACCTATAGCAGTAGATGAAGTGAATTTTGATACATAGTTGGTAGTACCGCTACCCGTAACCGTTCCACCTCCACCACTACCAACTTTCTGCCATGTCCTCTTATACTTCACATACAACGAACTATCAGCAGGTCGAATCAGTATCTGCGAACTATCAGCACTCACCCCTGCAGCCGTGTCCTTAGTAGGAATACCGATACCATTCACATAACGTACTTTGCTACCTGTTTGCTGCCATTGGGCAGATGCACCAATGGATAGAAGTATTGCACAGATTGTTAAAAACTTTCTCATATGTATTTATTGTACTAAAATTATAATTTTCTCACCTGCGAAGAACGGCACACCAGAATCAACGGTCAGCGTACCACTACCCACCGTCCATACTACACCTGTGCCGGGCGATCCACTATACGCAATCGTTTCAAACGATGTACCACCACGTGAGCCGTATATCATTGTTTTACCTGCACCACCAGGTATAGCAATCGAAGTTTCACCACCACCTGCAGTATATTGCAGCACCTGTGTAGTTGTACCCTGTATAACTATCCCCGTTGGCGTTACGGTCGTTCCTGCTAAACTATACACCCCCGTACCTTGATAACTTACCTGATAAGTGGCAATGTCCTTATTTGCGCCCGTAATGGTGAAAGATTGCAACCATGCTAAACCCGATACTATAACTAACCCACCTGCCGTGCCATTGTCTATAACGAATTTCAGCGATACCAACTCTCTGTTTAGTTGGCTATTGAGCATAAATAGGTAGGAATAATCATCCAACACTACAAGTCCATCCGCTTGTATAGACCATGATGCGACATCTGGTCTTGATTGTCTAAACCATGCACTACTGATATTGGTAGTTTCCATTGCATCCACCTCTACCGAAAAGGTGCAAGTCCTTGCACACGCAATGATATTATCGGTCATTGCGATTGAATTATACCTGTAAAGGTTGAGTTTTTGTCCGGTTACTGGTGTCATACGCAATCTATTCCCATTGTTAAATTTGAGCCGCTAATAGTTATCGGAGTGTATATCCTTGCACATACAGATGCTCCCGGCAGCAAAGTTACGGGACCAAACGCAATTCCATCACACCGGATGTAAGAACCAGTCCAGTTAGAACCTGTTAGGTTAGTGTACTGCTTACAGGTTGCAGTTGGTGTTGCCGTTGGTGTATCTATTTGCGTATAAGTCAGCACCGCATTTGATACCTGCATAGCCGTACCCGACAAAGTATTGTTAATGTAATCAATGGTGCAGGTACTCATTACAAACCTTGCAGAGTTCACGTTCACCAAACTTGAAGGATCCTGTACGCCGAAATTATGCAGCAACCCTATGATGTAGTTACCGGATTGATTAAATAGGTTGTATGAGTTAAATGCCATGTTCACCTGTGGCAGGGAAAGGATGTTAAATAACTGCGAATAAAGAAGGTTACCTAATGTCGCATAGGTGTCACTACCGCCAAACCTTTGGAAGTTCTCTAATGCGGAACCGCCTAAATTAAGGTTAAGAAGTGTTTGCGCCTGTGTGGTGCTATTTTTCGGGAACGGTAACCCTATTTTAGTACTTGCCTCTTTTTTATACTGATTGGATGAAGTATTGTTATTTACTATCCTTTTTTCAGTTAGCGAAGGTCTTGCAGTTTTTTTGATGTTGGCTATAAATGCCTCATTGATGCCGCCATTTGATACTCTGAATTTTATGGTGAGAAAGCCATTAGCCGGGCATGGAAGCGTTGTAATGGTTTTCGTTTCCATGTTGGTAGTGTTCACATCATCCTCATAAAATGCGGATGTACTCCATGCAGTACCAGATACGGTCTTTTGATAATAGTAAACGGTAGAACCTGTGTCTAACTTAATTTCAACAAGCATTTTACCCGTTACGGCTGCTTTAATCTGATACCCTACTTCAAGTATATCCCCCGTTCCAACATCACCGCATGAATCCGCTTGCAGGTCAGTATTACCAGTTCCCGATATTAATGTAGCACCTGCGATACCGCTATTGCTATTCATTACGAAACTACCACCGGAACCGATTGTACGGGTAAAGAAGTCAGGCACACCACTTGTAATGATTGACATATTGCCATTCATTATAGTATTGCCCGAATACTCAATATCGCCCGTTAATACAATGGACTGAAAACCCTTTGAGATTGTCTTGTTTTGGTCATTGTTGATGAAGTAGAATGGTGTTATAGTATCATTTATCCACGGCTTGTATGTCCGGTTAATGTTTACCGATAGTAAGGTATCGGATGCAATAGAACTATCTGTACGAAATACCCTCAATGTATCACCTGCCCTTTCATTAACGGAAGCCATCCACCATTCACCGCCCGATTGGAATATTTGCGCTCCGTATGCCGTTGCAACGGTTTCAAGTACCTCATAGCAACTCTTAAATGAGTAGTCATTATTCATCCATACATTTGGCAGGATATAACTATTCCTAATGTGTGAATCGGTTGTAGTTTGGAATTGTGCGTAATAATTCACACACGAATTGATGTAGTAAGTTTCCGGGAACTGAATCGAATCAAAGCAATTTTTCAGCACTCGAAGTATTGATTCCCCCTCGTTTATGTTTGCACTTGTAAATGGGTAGGGAGTGCTTTTAAGTATAGCCAACCCATCAACACAAATGATGTCTATAAAGTTTCTGCCCGTTGTGAATGGTACCTGCAGGGTATCCATAAATATAAACCCCTGCCACACAAAATAGGTCGTTCCCTGTGCGAATAACTTAACGTAGTACTTTTTATCATCCGTTGTGAGAAAGTCCGGTAATGGGCCTGTAAAGTCGGTAAAATCGGCTCTAATGGTTAAGGTAGTGGCAAGTATCGGGGAGAATGGATCATCGCCAGTTGCCATGCAATCAAGTACGAAAGGGGATGGTCCGGTACCTACTGAATAGGTTGTACCGCTATATCCTTTCTCCCATATTTCAGCAGTATAGGTTAGTCCTGATTTGCTGATTGCCTGTAGGGTATATTTTTTGCCGTAGCTCATGTTAAGTTGTTAATGCCCTGAATGTGCTTGTTCGTTTTTGGCTTATAAAGATGTCATTGCCGGATATTCTACCCTCCACCACTACCCTACTATTTCCTCCCCCCATCTGCGATGCGGATGCGATTATTGACCGCATTTGGTCGGGCCGTACAATGTGTTCTGTGCCGTGTAGCATTACAGGATAGCCAGAACGGGGGCCGGATACTGTACCACCTTCTGAGAAGCCGAGCATCTTACCAAACATCTTGAAGAATCCACCGCCCCCTGCGCCCTTTGAAGTCCCACCGCTAACGGCTGATAATATCGCCTGGAATATTGCCGCCTTCGCTGCTGCGAGTGCAATATCAAGGGCTAACCGCTTAAACATATCCCCCAATGCTTGACCGATATTCTGCCCGTTCATCATAGCATTGGTAAGTCCATTCAAGCTATTCATGGCAGTATTGGTAAGGTTATTGGCTAACTCCATGTTAGCAAGTTTCTGCTTTTCTAAATCATTATTTCGCTGAAGTATGTCATTATAAGCAGTATTTCCTTGTAATGTTAGTTTAAGATTGGTTAGGTCTTTCCCCTTTTCTCTTTCCGGCATGATGGTACCTTGCCCCATCATTGCAAACTTCAAATTCTTGTATGCTTGTATCTGTCTTTCTAACTCTGCATTTTCTTCTTTTGTTCCCTGCACTACTGTTTTTCCGTCAGCAGTTTTTCTCATTGGAGCCGGTGCTTGTATAAGTCCGTATAACTTATCAAGTTCTGCCTTTGCTGCCTTTGATTCATTTACTAATGCAGTTAATTCTCTTGTGGCTTGTGCAGTTACCCCTTTTTGTCTTTGTTGCGGAGTAATTCTAACAGATGGCATACCAGGCCCGCCAGATATTGTTTCTACACCTCCCTGCCCTGCTTTTCTGTAATCTTCTTTGAGTTTGGTAAGTAATTCAGTTTGCTTTAATTCATTCTCAATTAACTTTTGCTCTAACGGCATAGCCATAGTCCGGATGGATGCTGCTTTCGCTTCCATCCGCAATGCTTCAGTTAATTTCATGTGAGCATCAGCCGCTTTGCCTACAAGTATATCTTCATCAGTATAATTTTTCAAATACGCACCATAATTGCTGCGTAACTCTTTAACTGCATTTAATCTTTGTGAAAGCGAAAGATTTGCATTGGTAGCAGATGCAAACAATGAATTTAACTCTACCTTTTCCTTTGCAAGTGATTGGGCAAAATCTTCATTTGCTTTTTTCGCATCAATCAACCCCCTCGTCCAGTTCCCAAATCCTAATTGTGCAAACTGCAATCCAGCTACAAGCGCAGAAATACCTAATCCTAATGCGCCAGCAGCGGGGAGAATATTCGTTAAGTTATTCGCAATCGCATTAAAACCATACGGCAAATCCTGAATAACACGAGAAAGGCCGGTGAAGTCCTTACCCATTGCAACCACCTTGCCACCTGTCTTATTAGCAGCAGAATCAACCTCATTAAGCGATGTAACGGTCTGCTTCATCGCTGCAATGGCTTGCTTATTATCAGCCGTGAGGACTATTTTGAGTGATTCTTCTGCCATTGCTTTATTTTAATGCTTCGTGTAATTTCTTCATATTCTCTATAAACTGCTCCTGCGTCAATCTCTCCCCTCTATCCGGCTGCTCATCTGTTGACAAAGGTAAGAAATCTGTTATGCTTTTGCGCCCCTTCGTGTCCGTGTTCGTGCAGTACATCACATATGCTATCAACCTTGCCCTTTGCCATTCAGCTAACTGCTTCGCTTCATACGCTTTGCGATATAATAAAAAATCTCGCCACCGAATAGACCAAAACTGCTCAATAGTTAGGCCCGATTCAATGGCGAGAATTATTACCTCATCCCAGGTCTTATCCCGGTGGTTTAACTTTTTTTTTCTTCCTCCGGTGTGTTTTTATCAGCAGGTACATCCGGCACCATTGCCTTCATAGTGTACTGAATGAACTCTAACACCTGCGATCCTGTGAACTGCAATCCACCACCTTCATCAATCAACTGCGATGCTTCCCTTTCACTTATCACCTTGCCGGCTCCCTCACTTGCCGCCTGAATCATTGTGATAACGTGCTTAAAGGTTAGGGATTGCCCATCGTACATCTCCAACATCTTACCTATAGGCAAGTTGCCATTCATTTCACAGAACCGATGCATCGCCCAGTTATTCCAAAGTAAACTAACGCTGCCCGTTGAAGTCTTTAACTCAAATGCTACGGGCATAAATTAGTATGTCTTGGTTTGGGTAAGTGGAGCGTTTTGAACCTGGAACTCCGCATCAAACTTCAGCAGGTCTTTGTCAGTTGCATCCAATGAAAGCGAAGTAACAAAGATATTACCGCTATACACGATGTCGCCACTAACAGCAACCGCAGGGCCGAAACGGGCAGGGATTGAATCACGGTTAACGAGCAGGGTATAAATCCGGTCATAGCTTTCACGGCTACCGCTGCCAGTTTGGTCAATGGCATGGCCGGAACAACTGATAGTCTGACTAACGGAATTACCGGGTAGTTGCTCATCGCCACATTTACTATCGGCATCAATGGCATCACGGGTGATTTCCATTGAATTGGATGTAAGGCAAGCAACGGTCAGGAAAGTACCATTCCTGTCGAAGTCCAGTTGAAGGATTATGTCCCTCGCATTTACAAAAGTGTAACTCATATTTATTGTGTTTGACTGATTATAAATTCATAGCGCAAAATTACACGAAAAGTGTTATCAAATGGATCCAGGTCTTCGAGGTTAGTTACCGATGCCAATACCACATTTTTACAATCCCATCCCACAGGTAACACCACCACCGTATCACTATTGACCGCACCCATCACCGCATCCGCTATTTGCTCCGCTCTCTTGAACCCAAAGTTACTACTTTTCGTTGTTATATCTATGTTCACGGAAACCATGTTAACGTAACCCTCCTTGCCTTGTTCCTGCCCGGATGTTCTACCGGTGATAGTAATGTATTCAGCCGGCTCATTGGCAGGCACCATTGCATCGTACACATCAACATAGGTATAAGCGGCAAGTTGGGTAACTAACCATTTCTTTATTTCTATGGCAGGGTTTTTCATTATCATTTGAATAGCTTTTTTAACCTTGATAAAAGTTTCGGTTTTTCGGCTTCAAATGCAGGAATAAAAAACGGCTGCGGCTTGATACCATTGCGAAGGATAGCACGAACAATAACATATGTGAATTTAGGGTCTATCCCTTTGCGCTTTACCCATAGCGTGAGTGCCTTAACCATTTCCATAATTGTACCGCCCCCCTTGCCTTTGTATTGCGCTGCAAATGCCTCATATCCGGAAGGAATACGGGCATTGCCTTTCGTTCCAAACTCTACATAGGGCGCATACCTTACCGAACTGAATACTGACTTAAATAGGGTTTTATTGATGTCTATGTTAATGCTTTGCCGTAATTTACCAAAGTTAGCAGGAGCCATCCGCTTTGCATTGCGCTGAATGTTTAATGCGGATGCACTTAATTCATCTGATAGTCCTTTGGTCGCCTTTTCATCAATGCGCTTTATGGCTCTCTCAATGTTCTTCACCCCCGATATGTCAAGTGCAAACCCCTGCGCCATTACTTAAAAATTTGTATTTCAAGATACTCCTTCTTATTCTCAATATCAGTAATAGAATGGATGCTATATTGCTCACCGCCTATCTCTAATCTGTAGGTCTGATCGATTGTAAGGGGGTAGCGCACGAATACAGTAGCTGATGCCGTGTAACTTACCTGCGCTGCAATCAAAGAACGGCTATCTCCAAGCGGAATAAACATACCCCAAATGGTACCGACATTCGCATAGGTAACCGTATAACCCCCCTCACCATCAATCACCTGTGTAGGTTGCAGTACCCCAATCGGCTCATGCAGTAGTTCTGCTGACAGATAATTCGGTCTTGTACCTTTTAACCTCATAGTATCGGACTTTGACGGGTGAACTGCTGACACGCTCTCCATGCTTTCTCACAGATGCCCATACCTTCCGCACCTGCCCCCCTATTTTCGTACATATGATTCACCTGGTCAAGAATGGCAAATTTCAATGCAGCCGGAACATGGGTATAACCTACCGTATATTCGGCTCTCATGTTCTCTATCTGTGGAAAAGTAATACGGGGATAATTACCGCCTATGATTCGTTTGTCGGTCAAGATTGTACCGGTATAGTCATCGTATAATGTAATGTCGGAAGTAATCGGGCCATATGGCAGTTGATATGCACCACCCTTATTACTGAACCATACCTTCACCTGCTTTGTTATTACGCTGATACCTGCAGCATCTTCGATTATCTTTCGGGCAGAACTAATCAGTTGCGAAACCTGTGCATCTTCGCTTGTATGGCTTACCCTAATGTATAGTTTCGCTTCTGCAAGCGTTACCGGCTCCGCATAGCTTACTTCCGTTATTTGCGAATCTATCGTATAAGAGTAGTTACCCATTGTTCAAAGTTTATTAATTTGTCATGCGGCCTTAACTGCTCTGCCCTGTCAAATGCCGCCCTACTGCAAAGTTCGTAATTATTCATCACATTTTTGATAGCCTTCACCCATTGATGCGGCCGGTCCGGGCTGCAATAGATACCTGCATCTCCACAATTCTCACGGAGTGCAGGTAAATCGCTCACAATGCAAGGGATCCCCGATGCCATTGCTTCCGTTGCCGTTCTTCCCCAACTCTCATATTGGGATGGCATCAAAAGTATCTTTGTGCGCTTGTATGCATTCCTAATATCTGGCTGATTCGCCCAAACGGTTACATTTTGTAACTCTTTATAAATCTGTTCACCATAGCCGCCCTGCACGGCAAGGAACTTGTATTCGGGCATCATTTGCGCCACCTGGTAGAATAACTCTGCCCCTTTATTGCGATTGAGATTAATTAGTGTTATTTCTTCCCCCCGTTCAACCCGATAATGGTCAATATTCACAGGTGGTTGCAGGATGAATGAGTTGTTGGGATATTTGCCGTGTTCACTTCCCCAATGGGAATTATACACAACGTTTATATGCTGATTCCGCCTAACGGAAATATAGTTAAAGGTATTGTGAGCAAACCATACGGCCGGCTTCTTTGTCTTCTTGCAGTCCTCTGCCACATCTGCTGCAAAATCTAATTGTGTGAAAATTACATCTGCCCAATCATGGTGAAAGTACCAATCATGTGAGCGATTAAAAACGGGTATTCCTTCAAATTCGTAGTACTCATTGTTCATTGCGCTGGTCATAACCTTGACGAGATGGCCACGCTCCATTAACCACTTGTTTATCTCGTGTGCGTTCCATTCCGAGCCGGACTTTGCCTTTGGGAGATATTGCTGCACGTGCCACAATACACGCATTTTTGGCTGGTTTTCGTTCACGCTTTTTCATAATAATAAAGGGGGAGAGTTTCCCCTCCCCCCTCATTGATTTTAGATAGTAGCGTAGATAGCGGAGTTGGGAAGCATCAAGTTGATGGCTTCGTAACACTCTATACGGGCAGTAACCATGTTGGTAACGAAGTTGTTTTGATCTTCGTAACTCAATTCAATGTTTACACCGTTCACCTCTACTCTTTCGATGAAGCTATTGTCTATTAAGAATGCACGGTCATTAGGCACCCAGTTACAACCTACGATAGGCACACCGGCAATGTTTAACACACCGGATTGACCGATCGTAAGACCACCGGCACCCATGTAGTAACCATTGGTGAATGATTCGTTCAGCAGTAAAGACCATTGTGCGTTAGAAACGAACACAACAGATGCAGCAAAATCACCTGCACGCAGGTTACCAATCAACTGGATAATCTTACCAAGATCAGCAGAAGCAGAAGTAGTGGTAGAACCAGTAGCGGCACCGGATACGGTAGAGAAGAAAGCAGCGTTTTCTGACTTGAAGAAATCACGAGTTAGCAAACGGGGTAAGGTTTGGCTCATGAATGGCAGAGATGCAAGCATCTGGCGGCTGAATTTGCTGAAACCAGCGATGAACTGATTTACAGTCTTAACCTCAGTCAAAGAATAGTTATTCTCTTGCTTCAATGAACCTTCAAGTTGCGCAGCGATGTTGTTGGCATTACCAGTAGCCTCACGATAGGTTACATACAAACCGGTCGGGCTTTGTGTGGTAGGCACGAAATCACGGAAGTTAACCAGCTGATTAGGTTGGATTGCTTGGCGGCTATTGTAAGTGGCAACGCTATCACCGGAAAGGTTAGAAGCCAATGTGATGGTCTTCACCTCTGGCAGTTGAATGTGCAAACGGCCATTCTTTCTCATTTCCGCTTCGATGTTAACTCCTTCGAGTTTCTCGGCAAGTGCTTCGCTGAATGATTTGCCTTCGGGTTGACCTTTCTTTACTTTAGTGGTCAGGGCATCGAATTGAGATTGCATAGCATCTTTGAACTCTTTAAGTTCAGCAGCGGTGGCAACTGATTCGAGTTTAGACTGAAGTCCGGCTACAACGGATTTGGCTTCAGCAGCATCGGTTTTTGCGTTGGCACTATTGGCCAGTACTTGCGTAAGGTTATCACCGATTGATTTTACCTCCGCAGCGATTTGTTCTTGTGTCATTTTACAAGTGTTTTAAATCTGTTATTTAATTGTTTGAGTGCATCAAATACTACTGCGCTATTATCTTCCGGGTCAAGTGTTGCTGCGGCAACGGGTTGAGTGGTGAGTTCTGATATTGCAGTTTGTATCTGTTTTATTTCAATCTCCAATAGGGAGAAAGTGTCATCTGTAAATGTTCCGTGCTTGAACGCTTTGATTAGTTTCTCCAATCTCCCGTTTAGCGTTTCCTTCACTACTTCCGGCTCCATTCCCTTGTAGATGGATATTGTCGGAGTTTCGGGGTTTGCAGCCCATAGCACCGCACTACCTTCGTAAAGCATAAGTTCTGTAATGGTGCGAATACCGGTACTATTATCCATTTCGGACTTGATAGTGCTAAATCCGATTGAGTGCTGATTGATTAACCCTGCTTCATATAATTTCAGCATATCTTCACCCATTTCCGTTTCAATAACTTCTGTTACGGCTATAAGCGCATCGCCTTCAACATAGAGTTCCTTTGGCTTACCCAAAGCATACTTCATCGAAGTCTTATGGTCAACTAATGACCAAATAAGATTCTTCCCTTGCGGCCCTCTTGCAGTAATTGTCCGAGTAAATGCAGCAGGACTGATAATGTCATTGTCAAGGTCAACATTGCTCATTCTTGCCCACACGGCTTTCACCTTACGGCTTTCTTTGTCAACATCTTCGACCCCATTCATTATATCCTTAACGCTATATTGCTTCATTCAATAACATTTGTAATTGCAAAAATAAGCTATTATTCCACATACTCCACAGGGTGCCGACCGGCCCCTTTAGATTGCCTTGTATTGATACGGGCATATCGTTTTCATCCCTCACTACTTCAAAACCAACGGTGCATCTGCAATTACACACATTCCCTGCACTTGCCCTGCTATCACCTGGATATTCCATCTGTTCTACACTACCCATACCGGGTACGGTGAAAGGCTCATCTACTGCTACACGCTTTCCATCCATGTGCAAATGGTCGAACTTATCACGGGGGATTCTTCGTGTACGGTCATCTGTTATTGCTATCCATTCTTTTTCGGTTTGCAGCCCTGTTGATACGGCACCAAGTAACGCTCCCTGATTTGCGGCCCTTGTTGTTTCTGTTCTGGCAATAAGTTCTGCACGGTAAGCATTGATACCTGACTTTTCTAATTCAGTCATCATTTGCGTAATGCTCCACCCCTCCTGCATTCCTTTAATCAATACTTTGCGAATAGTTTCCTTCGTGGTTGATGTAATGCCATCGGTGAGCATAGTCAATCCTTGATCTAAAAACATCTTAATCACTATCGCCCATCTTTGTTGAGGTGTCAAGTTATCCTTTATACCTGCCTTTCGCCTAATCTTATCATAGTTATACTTCGCCATTGTCATTCCTGCACCTTGATGCAGTTGGCTGATAATTCGTTTCAGTCCGCTTTGGTCGGGTTGTTCGCCATTGAGTATAGCTTTGCATTGCTTATCAAGTTCCTTCTTGATTAGCACCCTATACTTCTTCCGGTATTTATTGTAAAGTTGGCGGTACATCGGGCAGATTAGTAAAGTCATCCATTGGCATCAAACCTTGTGGGATATACAACTTTTGATAATCTTCAAGCGGCACATTGGGATCCGGTTCGATACCCATCACTTTGAGTTTCTGCTCCGGGGTCAGCCACCATGAAGTATTCAGCCATTGCGCTTGTGCTTCCCTGTTGGCTTCGAGTTCTTGATAAACCGTTAGGTCGAAGTCCACGAATATGTCGGTATTTTTATACCCCCAATCAGTTTTCATTTTGCGATTAAGGTTATCCCGGATGGCGATAAGTTCGGGAAGTACGGCCCGTAATGTCAGCGACTTTTCCGCCTCTCTCATATTGTTGTAGGTGGCCGCATCCTGTGAGCCCAACAACACCGGTGGTACACCATAGATTGAGCATAACGCTTCTTTATCCCATTTCTCCGATTCGATTAGTTGCAGGTCTTTGGCAGGTAATCCTATCTGTGTCCATCCTACTTTATACCCACTCACGGCTGCACTTCCATGCTTGCCGGCACCGGATGCCATTGATATTTGCGTTTTAAGTGCCTGTGCTTGTGCCCCACCGCTTAATGGGTCGAATCGTAGATCATCCATGTAAAGTACCCCTTGCGGCCCCATGTTGTCGAACATCGCAACAGATGCGGTCTTTGAACTATTTGACCTGGTCAATACCTTCGATGCCGCCCGTAAAGGTGATAACCCATACAACTGCCCACCGGTTGCTGACCATTCAGGATTGAAATATTTATCATGCAGGATTTCAATCGTATTGAATGGGATGTACTGACCATAGTAAAGTTGATATGCTACCTTCTTTGGTGGGAATTGCTCAATGTCAACCTTAACTGCCATGTATTGTGCAGGTAGTACATACAACTCCATTGGCTTGCCCTTGTTCACGGAAGCATCGCCAACCATTTTCGCATAGATGAAGGAATTGCCGGTTATCTTCTTAAACCCTACCCATTGTTCGATAAGGTCTGACCATGAATCTTCGCTATTAGGATATTTCAACAACTCATTCAGTCGGGCATCGCCTTCGTATAGTTCAAAGGCCTGTTCTTTCAGTTCCTTCAGTTCTTTGAGGTCAATGGTAACGGGTGAGTTTAATTTCGCCTGGTACTGCTTTGCCTTCGCCTTATCCTTCACCTTGTAAACTCCCCAGGGTGCTACTTTCGCCTTTTGGGTAATCAGCGTAATGATGGCATATACCAAGTCATTGCCGATATAACTATCCCTAACTATTTCTGCCTGATTCTGCCCATCCCAAGTGATCAATCCCCTTTCGATTGATACTTGTACAGGTGTTTTAACGGGTGCTGCCTTGCGTTTAAGGAAATCGAATAAACCCATAATGTTTTATTTGTTATTGGCAAAATTACGATTAATTCGCCTACCATACTGCCACCTGGAATGCCGGCTTGTGTAAGTGGGTGAAGATGGCATAACGCATCGCATCTAATCCATCGTCATTCTCTTTCACTGGTTCATCAATCACATTGTCATTCTTGTCCTTCTTCCACTTGTAGGATTGCAACTCCCGAATGATGTTCTTACTACCGGATGTAACGTACAACGGATAAGATTTGACCTTCAGTATTCCCGGCCATACTTCTTTGTTTGCGGCCTGTGCATTGATGCCACCTCTGTAAAGTTCTTCAATGGATTTCGGTTCGGCCGCATCGCAGTACACGGGTTTGCGGTCTGATATATGGTCTTTTACTTCCCTGCTTATTTCGGATGGAGTTAATCCCGATTTGTAGATTAGTTCCTGCACATAGTTCGCCCCTTCATAGTGTACCACCTTAACGAGTGCCAAAGGGTGAACATATCCAAAGTCAAGTCCATAGAACACATCGCCCCCTTCCGGCAGTACATCTGTTATCTGCCATTTGGTGTAGATTATCTCCTTCGCAGCTCCCCTTTCACCTAACCCGTACACCTTCCACATGAAATCATCGGGCAGGTTCTTATACCCTTCAATGATGTCTATTTGCGTTTGGGATAAGTTGCCCTTATTGTGAATGTAGGTAGATTTTATCCGCTTATTGTTCGGATTGTCAGCAACATCGTAAACCCAACTCACGAAGTCGGCAGGGTTCCAGTCTAAAAATATTGTACCCGTTGTACGCATGGCCAACTGGTCGAATAGTGCCTTGCGGATAAGGTTGGCTTCATTGACGAAAAGAATATCTCTGCCCGGCCCCCGTGCTTTTTGCTCATCCTCTAACCCGAATAGTTCGATATAACTGCCATTAGGGAATTTGTATATGAAATCTGTGAAACTGAAATCTTCATCCTTCCACATATTCCAATCCTCCATAATGGTCTTGAAATCCCTGTATGCGCCCCGTTTGATGTGTGGGAGTGAATGCGATACGATGCTGATACGCTTGTTACGCTGCGTAGATGCTATCTGAATCAACAGTTGTACGATGGAGAATGATTTCGACGATCGACTTCCCCCCTCATTGCAGATTATCGGAAATCCCTCATTGTATGCCTTTTCATTGGCATAGAATACCGATGTCGCCTTTATCTGTTTAACTTGTTGCGATACCACACTTCTTGAATTTCTCCAGGCTTATAAAATCCTCTTTAGTTTTCTGCAGAACACAGTAAACATTCCAACCATCTGTTGTGTTACCCATAGCAGGATGCTCACCAATATCAATGAGAGAGTAATCACCAAAGCCAGCGAGTAGCTTATAAAAGTCTGTAGTATAGTAGTTGAATCCATGACCGGGCCAGTTCCCTGTCTTTGGGTTTTCGCTGACAATGAATCCCCCGACCTTAACGAGGTTGTGCTTGTTCTTCCAGCAGTTGTATATGGCTTTGATGTCATGCTTGCCGTTTGTGCCAACGTGTTCGGAGGTTCCTGCATCCACCAAAAGATCATATTGTACTCCGAAACTGTGAAGCAGGGACAGGTCGTATGGCTCACTTCCGTTCTCTCCGCTAATGTCAATGGCCG